ACCAGAAGATCGACGCCGCAATGGCTTCGGTGCTCGCGCACGAGGCCGCCCACGACGCCCGGTCTGATGGCTGGACCGACGAGCCCGCCTACTCCTACGGGTGGGCGTCCGCATAGACCGAAGGAGGGGTGAGCGTGAGCGTAACGGCCGATGTTTCGATGACCGACGAAGCACGCGCAGCCCGCCAGATGGTCGAGCAGCTGTCCAACCAGCTGCTCATCCGCCTCGGTGACGTCGTGCGCTGGCAGAACTACTACGACGGCCTCCAGCCACTGAAGTTCGCCACCGAGGAGTACCGCAAGTTCTTCGGCAAGCAGTACGACGGCTTCCGCGACAACTGGTGTGCGCCCGTCGTGGACACCCTCGCCGAGAAGCTCACTGTTGCCGGGCTGAAGATCCCTGACGGCGCATACACCGACGATAACGATGGCGATATGGGCGCCGACCGCGAGTTCGCGCGCGTGTGGGCGATGAACGAAGGCAAGGAGCAGTCCTCGCAGGCGTTCATCGAGGGCTGCATCTCGCGCCGCTCGTTCGCGCTGTGCTGGGGCAACGACGACGACCCCGAGACGCCCGAAATCACCTTCGAGTCGCCGGACGAGGTCATCGTCGGCTACGAACCGGGCGCGCGCCGGCACCGCAAGGCCGCGCTGAAGCAGTGGACGGACGGCGCATACAACTTCGCGACGCTCTACACCCCGAAGCACCTGTGGAAGTGGCAGCAGAAGGTCGGCGGGGAGTCGAAGCTGTGGACGCCGGACCCGAACATGAAGGCACAGTGGGTGCCGCGGTTCGGTGTCGGTGACGACATCTGGCCGATTCCTAACCCTTCGGGTGTCGTTCCGATCGTCGAGCTCGCGAACCGGCCGCGCCTTCGCAGCGAGCCGCTGTCCGAGGTTGAGGGCGTCGCCGCGATGCAGGACGCCATCAACGCCTTGTGGGCGTACCTATTCACCACGGCCGACTTCGCGGCCCTTCCTCAGCGCGTGCTCTTGGGTGCGACGCTGCCGAAACTGCCGGTGCTCGATAAAGACGGACAACCGACTGGCGCCATGAAGCCGATCGACCCCGATGCGTGGATGAAGGCCGCCGCGACGCGCCGCATGATGGCGTTCGAGGGCACGGACGCGAAGATCGGCCAATGGGACGCCGCCGACCTGGGCGCGTTCACCAACGTGATCGAGTTCGCGGTCGGCCATGTCGCGGCGCAGTCACGTACTCCCGTCCACTACTTCGTGGCCGGCAAGATTGCGAACGTCTCTGCCGAAGGCCTCGAGGCGCTGACGCAGTCGCACGTGTCGAAGGCGCGCGAGCGGTCGGTCTATCTCGGCTCCGGTATCCGTGAACTCGCGGCCGTGCAGTACTTGATGCGTGGCGACAAGGCGCGCGCAAAGGCGGCCCGCATGGGCCGCGTCGAGTTCTGCGACTTCGAGACCCGGTCGATGTCGCAGACGGCCGACTACGCGTTGAAGCTCCGTCAGGCGAAGTTCTCCGCCAAATACGTGGCGAGCCAGATCATCGCCGACCCGGTGGAGCTGGCGGACGAGCTCAAGCGGCAGGAGGAGGAGCAGGCGCAGGAGGCCGCCATGCAGGAGTTCGGCCCGAAGCCACTCGCGCCGCCTCCGCTGAATGCGCCGGCCGAATCGATGCCTAACGGCGACAGTCCCTTCGGCACGCATACGTTCTGATGGCCGACGTTCTGGCCGTCGCACGTCGGCAGTACGTCGCCCGGCAACTGCTCGCACGTAGAGCCGTTCTCGCGACGCGCAAGGCATGGCGGCAACTGGACCCGTCCGCGATCCGCCCGACCTGGGCGGCCATCGTCGGCCCGGCAGTGCTGGCCATCGTGACCGGCGCGCAACTCGAGGCCGCAAGTGTTGCGGACTCCAACGCCAACGCGGCCCTCGTCGCGCAAGGCATCACGGCCCCACCGGTGGCGCTCGTCAGTGCGGCGGCGTTCGCGGGCGTCGCGTCTGATGGGCGTGACCTCGCGGGACTGCTCGAACTGAGCAACCTCTATGCGCTGCGTCAGGTGCGACTGGGCCAATCCGTCAACCAGGCGCTCGCGGTCGGTGGCCGGTGGCTCGAGACCGCAGTCGGGACGCAGGTCGTCGACGCGGGCCGCGTGGCCGCAGGGGTCGCAACCGCGACACGGACAGCCGTCAGTGGCTACTACCGGGTGCTGAATCTGCCATCGTGCTCCCGCTGCATCGTCCTGGCCGGTATTTGGTACCAGTGGAACGCAGGTTTCGAGCGGCATCCGCACTGTGACTGTTCGCAGATCCCCGGCGACCGCGACTCGCCCCCAGACGAGCTAAAGACGCCGCAGCAGGTCTTCGATTCGCTGCCGATGGTGGAGCAGAACCGCGTTTTCACTGCCGCTGGCGCCGAATCGATCCGCAACGGCGCCGACCTCAATCAGGTCGTCAACGCGCGCCGCGGCATGTACTCGGCTGGCGGCCGGAAGCTCACGACAGCCAACGCCCGCAAGTTCGGCGGCGCTCGCCTCATGCCTGAACAGATTTGGCGCGAGGCCCACGGCAACCGCGACGAAGCGATCCGTCTTCTTCAGCGGTTCGGCTACATCCGCTAGACCCCGGCGCGCAACGCGACGGGTTCACCTTCCGCAACGGGAGTCACGCATGGCAACCACCGAAGAGATCCCCGACCTCGACGAGACGACCGAACCGCTCGACCCCGCAGAGGGCGAACTGAGCGACGAGGAGAAGCGCGCCAAAGAGGCGGAGGACGCGCTCGGCGACAAGGGCAAGAAGGCCCTTGATGAGATGAAGGCGAAGTGGATTAAGGAACGCGACGCCCGCAAGGCGCGCGACCTCGAACTCGCCGAACTCAAGAAGTCGAAGCCCAAAGACGACGGCACGCCGGACGCTGACGCGATCCGGGCCGATGCCGAGAGGGCCGCAACGGCCAAAGCAAATCAGCGCTTCGTCCGCACGGAGATCCGCGCGGCAGCGACAGGGAAGCTCCAAGACCCCAAGGATGCGCTGGCGTACCTCGATATCTCCAAGTTCGAGGTGGACGACGACGGCAACGTCGACGAAGACGAGATCGCCGAGGCAATCGACGACCTCTTGAAAAAGAAGCCGTATCTCGGTGTCACGCAAGGTGACGGGAAGCGGTTCAAGGGCACCGCCGACGCAGGCAGCCAGGGCAAAGCGAGCAAGTCGCAACTGACCGAGGCCGACGTCAAGCAGCTCTCCGCGCAAGGCAAGCACGCCGAGATCGAGCAGGCCCGCCTCGAGGGGCGCCTGAACACGCTGCTCGGCATTTCCTGACCCCACCGCACCGCCCGGCCCGCACGCGATCGCGTGACGGGCTTCTCGGCGTGCGTACACACGAGGAGCCATCATGGCGATCACCAGGTTCATTCCGGAGGTGTGGTCCGCCACCCTCCTGCAAGTGCTGCTCAAGTCGCTCGTCTATGGCGGCGGCAACGTCGTCAACCGCAACTACGAGGGCGACATCGCCGCCTACGGCGACACCGTCCACATCACCTCCATCGCGGACCCGACCATCGTGGACTACACGAAGGACACGGACCTCACCGCGGCAGAGGCACTGACCGACACCGAGCAGTTGCTCGTCATCACACAGTCGAAGGCGTTCAACTTCGCGGTCGACGACATCGACATGCGCCAGTCGCGCAGCGGTGGCGCGCTGATGGCCGAGGCTGCGTTCCGGTCGGGCTTCAAGCTCCGCGACACCGCAGACCAGTTCATCGCGAGCCTGATGAAGGCCGGCGCGCAGGACGCCAGCAACCTGGGCAGCCTGAGCGTCGCCACCACCGCGACCGACGCCTACGACAAGGTGCTCGTGCCGCTGAGCGAGAAGCTCGACGAGGCGAACGTGCCCGAGGAGGGCCGGTTCGTCGTCGTCCCGCCCGCGTTCTACAGCAAGCTGCTGCTCGACAGCCGCTTCATCAAGGTCAACGAGTCCGGCTCGCAGATGGGCTTGCGCAACGGCAACGTCGGCAACGCGCTCGGCTTCACGGTGCTGAAGTCGAACAACCTC